CAAAAGCAAAAGCTGACATCCAAGTATTTGAATTAAACAAAGTCAAAAGCGAGGCAATATCCGTTTTAAAAGTCCGCTCTATTGTTGGGGATAGATTTTCAAGAATTAAAGAATTCTTTTTAGATTTGCCTACTGTTGTATATAAAGAGTTAGAACAAAAACCAGCAAGCTTTATTAAGTCGCATTTAAATCAAAAGATTCAAGAATTTTTAAGCAAGTATAAGGACATTGAGGAGATTATTGTAAATGCAAGATAGTGATGAAATTATATTGCAAGATAGTGATGAAATCAACGGGCGGTTGCTAGGTGAATATATTGATAGTATTTTATATTGTGACTTTGTTCCTGACTCACAAACATGGGCATCTAGGAAAAGAAAGTTAAGCCGAAGTGAATCTGCCATGCCTGGTTTTTATAATTCTGATGCGGTTCCGTATTTAAAAGATATATCGATCGCATGTGAGAGCGGTTTGTATGAAATGGTAATAATAGTTATGGGGTCTCAGATGTCAAAAACTGAGTTTCTGTTAAACAGGGCAGGCTTTGTCCTTTCCAGAGAGCCTGTGCCGATTGCTATTACCTTTCCTACGCAGTCACTTGTTAAGAGGTTTTCAAAGAAACGGCTTGATAAGATGATACAGAACGTCCCAGAATTTAAAAAGACATATGACAAAGAGAAAAGTACATTAACTGACAAGTATTTTATGGGCGGGTCTATTCGTTTGATTTGGTGTACTTCTGCGGCGGAATTAAGTTCTGATCCTTTGAAAGAGGCATATATTGACGAGTTAGACCGTTGTCCAGTAGATGTTGGTGGAGAGGGGGACCCTGTAAGTTTACTCCGTGCAAGGGGAGCAACTTTCCCCGATTTTTTACTAGTTGCTTCTTCCACGCCAACGATAGAGGGAGCCTCCCCGATTGTTGATTGGTGGGAGAAAGGTACAAAGTTTAAATTTCATTGGAAATGTCCTTTTTGTAATAAAGAGTTTGTGCCTCATAGCAGTTATTTGAAATGGCCCAAAGATGATCCCTTGAAAGCTATCTTAGAATGTCCTTTGTGTAGTTCATCTATTCAAGAGATGCATAAAAAAGACTTGAATCAAAACGGCGTGTATAGGTCAGAGTTCTCTGATGAACAGATTGATAAAATGATTATAGGATCTTACTGGGTGAGTGGTCTTTGTTCTCCTTGGCGGTCTTTTGGAAAGAGAGCAGAAGAGTTACACACGGCTTTAAAATCAAAAGATGAAAATAAAATCAAGGCGGTTTTTAATACGTCTTTTGGTGAGACCTATCTTTTAAAAGGTGATGCACCCGATTTTGTCAATGTTTTATCTTGTAAAGATAATTATACATTAAAGAATATAGATGTATTAAAGAATAAAATTCATTATGTTCTTGCAACTGTAGACATTCAAGAAACCCGTTTATATTATGTAATTCGAGGCTGGGGGGATGATTTTAATTCTTGGTTATTAGCATATGGAGAGTTTTATGGCAATACTTCTAGCATGGAAGTATTTTCTAAATTTGAAGAAGAAATTTTAGGCAATGAAAAACATCCAAAATTTTATGCTGGCAAGCCTGTGAGTAGCGTTTTGTTTGATTCTGGTTTTCGTGATCATGTTGTATATGATTTTTGTAGATTAAGTCCACAAAGATATCAACCAGTCCGCGGTTGTAAATTAGATAGACCTATTAAAAATTCAAAGATTGAATATGGAATAAAAAATTATCCTGTTCGATTATGGATGATAAACGATACTTTTTTTAAAGAGATGGTATATAACTTTATAAGAACTGAAAAGAGCTTGAAAAAATGGTTTTTGCAAGAAGACATAACAGAAGATTATATAAAATCAGTCACAGCAGAAGAATTAGTTATAGATTCAAACGGCGTGAAGAAGTGGATTTTACGAAGAAAGAGAAATGACTTTTTAGATTGTGAAAAATACATGCTAGCTTTGACATATATTCTAGGCTTTCACATTTCCATTAAACCAAATAATGAGGCTGAACCTAGAGAACGGCGGGTTTTATCAAAAGGAATTTAGATTATGAATATTAATAGGCGAGCACTTTTAGAATATGAAACTCAATTAGCAAGTGTACGAAAGGCAATCCTAGAAATAGAGAGCGGGGCACAAAGTTATAAAATTGGTTCTAGGGAGTTTACAAGGCCCGATTTACCAATATTATATGCAAGAGAAAAAGAATTAGAAAATAAAATAGCAACGGAGAAGCGGTGTGGGTCTATTAAATCGTTTTTTATGTAAAATTAATGGGCTGGCAAAAGAGAAGGCAAAAAAAGCAAGTTGACATAAAGGCAACTGCAAATATTATGCCTAATTTTTCACATTATCACGGAGCGAGTTTTACAGATACGCGAGTCCGTTCATGGTATGCACCACAAACAGGTCCAAACTATGAATTTTCTGAGGCGGAGCAAAATGTTTTAATAGCAAGGTCAAGAGATTTATATAGAAATTTCCCGCTTGTAACTGCCGCCGTCAATAGGCTTGTAGATTCTGCTATTGGAACTGGCATAAAGTTTCAACCTAGACTACGCTTTGAAGATTTCCCGGAATATACAACGGAAGAGTTAGTAAAAATATCAAGGAAGATTAAAGAAGACTTCACAGTCTGGGCAGAAACCTGCGGCGTGGACTCAAGATTCTCATTCTGGGAGCTACAACGTCAAATTTTATTTTCTTTGATTGTTGGCGGGGACTGTTTTTGGAATAGTGTTTTTGTCAAAGACAAATTAAGAATACAAATTTTCGAACCAGAACAAGTTTCAAACCCTATGAGTGAGATGGAAACTAGAAAAATGCGGAGGGGTCTTGCCTTTGATGATTTTGGTGAAAATCAAGGCTTCTTTATTCAAAAAGAACATCCCGCGGATGGATTGCTAGAAAATTCTTTTGACTGGGAGTTTGTGCCGAGATTTGGAAAACATAGTGACATTGTCAGGGCGGGTCATGTTGCCGATTTAAAGAGACCTGGACAAATTAGAGGCGTACCATTAATAGCTCCAGTGTTAATAACATGTAAAGAGTTGTCCGATTATTTTGCATCAGAACAAACATCGGCAAAAATTGCAAGTTTTTTCACTGTATTTATTAAAAAAACAGACAAGCTCGGGGGGCTTTCCTTTTCAAAGTGAAGTAGACAAAGCTTCTGAGTCTTTAAAACCTTATATTCCGTCGCTTGCACCGGGTGCAATTATTGAGTTATTAGAGAATGAAGACATAAGCGTGGCAGATCCAAAACGTCCCTCGCCACAATTTGAAAAGTATGTTAGTACTGTTTCTATTTTTATATGTGCTACTTTAGGTGTGCCGTATGAATTAGTTGTTATGTCTTTTCAATCTTCCTATTCTGCGAGCCGTGCTTCGTTTCTTGCCTTTTGTAGTACGATAGATTTCTGGCGTGAAATATTAGAATCAAAGTTTTTGTGGGCTGTATTAGAAATATGGTTGCGTGATTGGTTGTATACACACAATTTTATTAATGATTTTTCATCAGAAGAGGCTGAAAAATGGATGCAAGGTGCATGGATTCCACCTATTACTCGCAGTATTGAACCTAATAAGGATATAGAGGCGGCATTACAACGCGTAGAAGCTGGTTTTTCAACAACTCAAAGAGAGGCGGAGCAACTTACTGGAGAGGATATCAATGATTTAAGAAGTCAGGAGGCTGGCAATGCCTAGGTTTGTCAACATTAACATTGAAGGCGAAATTATGCCTTCTAAATGCCTAGAGTATGAAAAAATTATCTTAGATTGTAAAGATGATTCAACATGTCAAGGCGTTAATATTTATTTTGATACATACGGCGGGGCGGTTGACGGCATTAAAAGCGTTGTCAATGCAATAGAAGAAATTAATAAGACAAAGGAAACAAGGGCGATTATTGTCAATGCTCATTCTGCGGGCTATTGGATAGCTTGTGCTTGTAAAAAAGTTTTGTTGAAAGATGAAACTTCGTATTGTGGTTGTATTGGTGCTATTCAAACGCATATTAGTTATGAAAAATATAATAAGCAACAAGGAATAGAGGTAACAGAAGTTTTTTCTACGCCTTATAAAAATATTTTTAGCAGGAATAAGCCTCTTTCAAAAGAGGCAAAAGAAATAATAGAGAAAGAAATTAAATATTGTACAGATTTATTTATTTCTGATGTAAAACGTTTTAGGAATCTAACAGATTTAGAAGTAGAAAAAGTTTGTTCTGGGCTTTCTTTTAATGCAAAAGAAGCAATTGAATATAAGTTAGTAGATGGTTTTTATAAAAAAGAGGCTGAAAACATGGAAAACGAAGAAATTGTTAAGAAATTGGAGCAATTGATAACAGAAACGCAAGAAATCAAAGGAAAAATTGAAGAATTTGACAAAAGATTGCAAGAACTAGAAAAAACAAATGAGAATTCAACGGATGCAGAGTCTGAGGAAGAAGACAAAGAAAAAGAAAAAGAAGAAAAAGAAGGTAAAAAGGCTGAAAATGAGGATGAAGAAGACAAAAAAAGACAAGAAAAAAGAAGATTTAGAGGCTACAAAACTTGCTAAAGCCGTTGTTAAAGAGTTGAAAAGCCTTTTTAATCAAAAAAATAATTATAAAGCGGAGCAAAAGGCTTATTTTCCTAATTTTTCAAGTCAAGGTGGCGAGTATCGTAGTTTTTCTTCAAGTGAAAAACCAAGCATGAAAGATTACGAACAGGCTGTTAAGTGTATTTTAGGATAGAGGGGGTCTATAAATGGCTATGACATTTGAATATAAAAATAGTTGTGCAGTCGCAGGCTATCCACTGCGGACAGAAACAGCTAAAATTATGTCTGGAGCTGGTATTCTTGAAAAAAATACTTTAATCGGGAAAGTTACTCGGGGCGAGCCTACTTTCAGTGTTGTGCCTGCTGAGACTAACACTGGTGATGGTACTCTTTCAGACGTAGTTTTGGGGTCATTTAATCTAATTGGTGAATATGTTTTAGAATGTGTAACTGTTACA